TCTTTATTTTTGGGGTTGACTTCTTTGATGAAGCGTTTGATGAACCAGCGTCTTTTATAAACTGGAAGAGTGTAGGCATCGGAGTAGGTGAAGCCCATATAGTAGATTAGATAGAAGATTTCATCTAATAGAATTTCTTGATAACTAGGAGTTAGGCCAAAAAAAGCTCACCCCAATTGGGAGTTTAATCTCACTTTCTTCAAAACAGTGTTTACATTTCATATGCACAGTCATGTCAATTCCTGGTTCGTTGTTATCTAAGAATTTACGTAGTGCTAAACTGTCTCGGGCTGGCATTTCTTTGATGAACATACCGATTTTAGTTTTATCTGTGATGCCTTGAACTGAGACAATTGCAGATTGTAGTCTGTCAGTGATAGCTGTGTCACCTTGTAAACCGGTTTTCTTTTTACGTTCTTGTAATGTAGATAGTTCTTTTTCATCATAACCTGTAGAGAATTTAACTTTTACATTTTTTTTACAGACAGGTAGTTGAATTTCAAAAAGATTTGAACCTTCACTAATTGGTTCGATGGCGAGGCGTTTAATACCTAATTCACTTAAGTTAAAATTTTGTTCTGAAGATTTATTACATTTAGGACAGTCACATTCAACGGGATATTCAGCGCCATAGCCTGTGATACGTAGTGCAATCATTAGAGCATTTCTATCGCCTGCAATCATTTCATCAACATCGATGGATTTGTCAATTAAGCATGATTTAATGAGTTCTTGAATAACTGTGCCGTTTTTAATATAAGCTCGACTCATAAGAATATCTTCGTCACGGGCTGTCATGGCTCTAATTTGTAAAGTTTCTTGACCGAAGAGGGGAGATTCAGGAGAGTAGATAATACCTCTTGAGGGTAGTGGTACATTTTCTACAGCCATTTCCAGACCGAAGACGTCTTTAATTACATTTTGAACTTGAAATTTACCTTGAGATAACAGTGCGGTTTGTTTCATTTGGTCGACGTCAACTGTCTCAACTTCATTTAAATCATTTAAATTATTTTTTGCCATTATTAAAATTCCTTTTTATTGTATAATAATTTTAATTAAAATATAGGTTTGATAAAATTATTATACAGGAATTTGCACAATTTCTTGATTATTAAATTCAATGTAGATGGCTCCTCTAATCAAACCCATGGCTAAATCAGTGTCAGAAGTACTATCGGCGTCAAGTTTGATTTTAAAGTTTTTAATTAAACCTTTATTTAGGAATTGTGTTAAAACCAAAGTATAAGATAAATTAATTCGTGTCAACATATTATTTTTTGAGAGAATCGATTCAAATAGAAAAGAATAGCTTGCTAATTCAATTTTTTCTTTAATATCGTTTAACACATTTCTAGCGTTAATCTTTGTTAAGACATTGTTATTAACGGCGCCGACATCAAAAGCTGTAGTTTTATCTGAGGCGAAAGAGTATTTAGTTTCTCCATTTTGAATTTTGGCATCAATTAGATTGATATTTAAATTATTGATTAATTCGATATTTTTTAATAGGTTAGGGTGATGAATATCTAACGAATTTTCAATGATTGAATAAATTTTAAATTCACCTAGACCTCTTAAAGTAACGTTATGTAATGGGTTCATTTTTCTTTGAATTGAATCTTGAAAAATTAAAGTGCTTACCGCGAACAAGCCCGTAGGTAGAATAAAAGTATTATTAAAGTTTATATTAATTTGACTGGTAGCTGATGCAAATGTTTTAGTTTCAAAATAATTTGCAAAACTGATTACATTTGAAATTTGAGGCGTAAATGTTTTCCATGTATCAATTGTTTTAATAAAATCAAAATCTAAATTATTGATATTTTGATTATTTATATATTTGTATTTCTGTTGATACCAGTAATATTCTACATTATTAAAACCAGCGTCTAATGTCAAGAAATCTTTTGAATAAATGATAGAATTATTTGAAGAGCAGAACGGTTTATCTAAGATTAACAAAGAACGTTTTCCTGTAATTAATGATAATGCATAATCAATTACTTCACGATTAAAGATTTCAGGTAAATAAATAATTTCATTCTGCCCATTGACTTTTTCAAAAATTACATCTAAAGCTTTTTTATATAACTTTCTTAAATATTCACTTTGATTTAATCCTTTATCATTAATGCTATATTCGTTAATATCTAAGACATTTAAACCATCACAACCACCTAGCATTTCTATATTAAAACTTAGGATATTATTATCTCCATCAAATTGAAGTGCTTCTTCAATGGAATCTAATCCAATGATATCTGATTGACTAATCATTGATTTATTATTAATGGTAAAATAATAAAAAATATTTTCTAAATCTGTAACGTTAGAGAATAATTCTATATTAAAATTAGGATTGTTTATTAAATTTGTAACATTGTCACCTGTCTGAATATATTTTGCATAATTCCAAAATTGTCTGAGTTTATTAACTTGACTATCATATTCATTTAATAATAGAATTTTCTCAAGATGAAACATGTCTTCAAAATTATCATTATTAATATCATAGAAAAAAGTGTTTAAATATCTTTTTTCTTCAATCTGACGATTTAAATTTAATGGGATTCTTTTGTATTCCAATAATCGAACAGTTGATAAATTATCAGTTTGTGATTTTATTATTGTTTGTCTTTTAAAATCTTTTTTCTTTTCATTTTTAATGTTTCTATTAAAAACATTCTTTAAATTTTTACCCCAAGCATGTGTATTTTGTAATTTTAGTTTTGTATCAAAAGATGAAGAATCATTAAAATTAAATTGAGGGCTGATAGTATATGAATTATTTAAAACTTGATATGAGTTATTATTTAAATTGTTTTTAATTTTAGGGGAACCTAAGTAGCCAGAAGGTATTGTTTCTTGTAAAATAGTTTTATTAATAACAGCGTCTGATAATTCTACCCTTATCCATGGATTTTGACGAGGATATTCTTTAAAAGAGCTCGTTGTTTTATTAGTAGCGTAATCTAATGATATTAATTCAGTGCCAATTACACGACCAATATAATCTTGACTATCGGGATTTAAATCGAGATTATTAAATTCATATAATGTATTTTCAGTATTTTTATCAATTAAATGAAGATGAAATCTGGCCCAACCTTCATTGTCTGTTAAAGAAATAGGAATAATTTTAATAACAATATTATTGCCTAATTCACCAGGACAACATGCATGAATTTTAAATAATTTAATTACACGATCTTCCAATTTTAAACCATCTTCATTACGATTTAAATTTTGTGATAAATCATAAAAACCTTGACTCACAATCCAAGGTGTTTCTGCGGTTTGTGATGGGTCAGTAAAAGTTTTAAAATTAGAATGATTAAATTCAGTTAAATTAATAGTAATATTAGTCTGATATTCTTCCCAGTTAATCTTATTAAAGACATCTTGGTAATGCATGATTGCGTAACCGAATTCATCTAATCTTTGAATATTAGTATTTAACACATTTTTCCAAAATAATTCAATGTTATTAACATTAAAATTAAATAAGACATGTTTGCTAGGTTTGTCATTGACAAAAATTTTACGTTGTTGAAAGTCTTGAGATTCAGGATTTAATGTGTCAGTAAATTTATCATTTTGATTAGGAGTTAAAGTTAATTTAAAATTGTTATCATTTTTAACAATTGTGATATTATCACAGTTTTTGGTAATAATAATTGCTGAATAATAGCTTTGAGTTGATAAATTATTGTAATTCCAGTAATTTTTAAAATTTTGATTAGGTATTAAAGAAATTGTCATTAAATAAATTTTGTGGGTATTATCTAAAGAAAAACCAGGTTTTAAATTTGGGAAATCTGGTAAATTAATGCCTGTTAAACGTGTAAAATTAATTTGTCCATTATTTTGTAAGACTGAATATCCTGTAATATAAGGTAAAATATTCCCTTGATATTTTTTATGATTTTGTTGAAATGATTGTAAGTTCGTTTCAAAATCATTTAGTCGATTAATGTCTTGAGGATTATTAATTTTAAAATCTTTAAAACTTTGTGGTACCATAGGTAATCCCCAAATAGCATTTCCAATAATTGACACTGTTTGATTATTAACTGTTGTATTGACCTGATTTAAAAATTGTCTAGGTATTCGTCCTGGAATATAATGTCGTGTACCTGTCTGAATTTGTTGCAGCATATTTCAACTCAATCTAAATATTATAACAATAATTATTGAGCTTTCCAATAATGCTGTTAAATTAAATTAATATTGTAAGACGCAATTATCAAATTTAATAGTTAAATCAATTGCTAAAGGATTGCCATCATCATCATAACTTAAATTACCATAATTAGCACCTGTCAATTGACACCCTTTCATATCCCACAATTCAATCACAGTACCTACAGGATCCAATAACTTAACTTGACAGTCACGCTTATAAAAATCAGCATAACCAGCACGTCCTGAAACTGTTTCACCATGGGTTCTAATCCATTCCATCACTTGTTGAGCACCTGATGGAGCAATTGGATCATACAAACTCACACTCAAATCACCGAAAGTTACCTTACCAGCAATATGACGTTGTGAATTAATATAATTCAATGTAGTACTACCTATTGTAATAGAAGGACGTGAGGCAGTCTTAATCAAAAAGGAATCAATCCCTTCAATCGCAAATACCCATCTATTACTTCTTTTAGGTTCAAATTTATTTGGAATCATCTCCGCGACGCTTAATGTTTCTATCGCCATTTTTTGTTTATTCTCCTAATGTTATTTTTGATTATATAGATTAACTAGGTTAATCAATAGAATTCCTAACCTCAAAGTCAAGAGAAATAAACTCAATTGACTTAGTGGGTTGTAAATAAATCTTGCCGCGAATAGTATTATTCTCGACATCAGACTGTGTAGTAGTTGTTGTATCAATTTGCACTTTATATCTTTCAATCCCTTGCTGCGCTTGAATATTCGCCAAAATTGGTTCGACAGCACGAGAAAACGCTTTTAAAGTATCTTCTCGATTAGGTTGGAATAAGAAAGTATTAGCAATCGCTTTCACACGACGACGTACATAAATCAACAAACGTCTCACATTAATACGATCCAACGCTGATGGATTCTTCAATAAGGTCTTTTGACCAAACACATGCACTTGATCACGACCATTAGGAATATAGATAGGATTAATATCATTATCATATAACTCATCTAATTGTTCGCGCCCAATCGCAAATTCAGTCGCACTAGCATTTACTAAACCACGATTAATACCTGCAGGTGCATACCATGGACTATTACCACCAAAATCAGCACGACTCATCACACCTAATGCAGCAACACTTGGGGGTACCTTCACAGAACCACCATTTGGTTTATTTAACATCACATCTGGGAAGAAACATGCTGCAAATGAAGTATCTAAACCACGACCACTAAATTCATCAATAGTTTGTCCAACTGAAGGCTTATCTGTGACATTAATAATAAACGCACCATCTGCATTCTTTTGTTCAATATCCATAATATACATGGTATCAAATCTATTTTCTGCAGCCAGTGTTGCATAGTTTGTAACTATTCTCTCACGAATACCAGGCACCACCAATAATTGAATTTCAGCTGCAGCTTTATCAGTATATACATCAATACCTTGTTGATATGTTTCAATCACAGGACCAGTCTTAGCTGCAGTTTGACCTTCGCGATAACAAGCAGCATCTTTCAAATAATGTTTATCTTCATCAAAAATGTCTAAACCATCAAATCCACCTTGCATAAAGAAGGAGAAGGATAGATATTTATTGTTCGCTAAACTTAAATCTTTATTTAATCTAAAGAAACGTCGACCAGCTGCATTGTCAGGTGCTGTATCACTATCTAAATCTGCATTTCTCAAGAAAATTGCATCACCCCAACGTTTATTATCAATCTTTAATGCTGCATCATCTTTATGCGTAATCGCGATTTTTTCTAAATGGAAGAAATTAGGATCATTGGCATAATCTAATTCTTCAGTTAAAGAACCATCAACAATTACAGGTTCCCAATTATTTTTAAAGTATTTGGTATAAGAAATTAAAGATTTATTGAATGTTTGTTCAATGTATTCCTTAAAACCATCAGAACCAATATCAACATTTTCTTTAACAGCGAATTTAACGCCCCAAGGAATAATCTTGGCTTCTTTTTCATCATCTGCAGTTTGTATAATTTTACCGATAGAACGAATAAAAGGAATAGAAGGAATTTCTAATCTCTTAAAATGATTGATTTTTGTAAAGATGTTGGACTCAACAAACAATGCATCTCCTTCTCCATCTACAAATTTCAACTTTTTAATACCTGCAAAACCAGCTGGCAATGTTGAAGCATCCAAATCACCTGTCGCGACTTCACCTGATACTTCAACTCTTACAAATTTATTGGTTGGAGGATAAGAACCTTCTTCTTGCAAACCAGGTTTAGTTGCATCAAAATCCCAATATACTCTCTTGTCACCAATTACGCGAGCAATATAATTACTTGCATTAGCATCTAAACTTAAACGCTTCCAACTAGCCAAGACTGTATTTTTCAAAGGATTCGAATCCCACTTTTGTAATGTAATGTCAAAAGTTCCAAAACCTCCAAATTCACCTGGTGTCAAATTAGAGACTAGTACTTTAACTTGTGCATTACTGATTTCACCATCATCTAATGCATGAAAACGGAATAACTTAATAATCCCATCACCAATTCCATCATCATTTGAACCATCAGCAACTAAACCAAAATCTTGACTCACAACCCATGGCGAGACTGCAGTCTGAAATTTATCATCAAATGTCTCATAAGTCTGTCCTTCATCTACCTGAGGAATACAAAATGCAACACCTGGATTTGTATGAACATCTGTTGTGTTAGTCAAAATATCAATCACGTCAGCACTAATATCATGATATGTATGTAAATAATGACCTAATTCTTCTATCTTATGTGGATCTGTATTTAAAACCTTATAAAAATAATTTGACTTAGATGGATCATAAGAACATGTAATTACATTATTTTGTCCAGTATAACCAGCTAAATAAATAGTAAATTCTAAATCTGAAGAAATATTCCCAATTGAATGTCCTGCAGCATTATTACCAATATTTTCCAAGGCTGTATTTTCAGAAACTGGCGCTGTATCTTTTGTAAATCCATTAATGGCTGCGCATTTTAAACCTGCAACCACACCATGAGGTGTCATCAATACCCCACGTACTAACGCAAAACTATCAGATACATTTATCTTTTTAGTAATAGCCCCTGCATTAACAGTGCCGCCTAAAGAAATTGATTGATTCGAAACATTTACAACACTTTTAGCTAACGTAACAATATTATCAGCTACTTCAGCTATAATACCAGCATTAATTAAAGCAGTATTAGCATTAATTGCATTTTTAATTTGTGTTGCAGTATTATTATTAGAGATACCATCTTTTATAATACCATTAATACCGTCTGTTGAATTAGCGTCAGTATTAAAAGTTAAAGTTGTATCATTAATAATAATAGTTTCATTTTTACTAATTAAATTAAAATGATCAACAATAATTAAAGAACTTTCAATTACATTAACTGTTTCTGATAGATAACGTGCGTTAGTTTTATCTTTGGCAAAATGGCCTAATAAATAAGTACGACCAGTAGTATTATTAACAGTTGTTGCATTTTCTGTATTTAAATAGTTTGCAAAAGGATTATTAATAACTACCCCATCATCACCTAATTTTTTAGCACCGACAGTAAAGCCAGCACTATCGCCAACGCCTAAGAGACGTACAAAAGCACCTTGACCTGGATTACCACTCATCCATTCACTCACCGCTAAAGGACCGTACAAATTGGAGTTTGAATCAAGACCTTTATCGGCAAAAGAGCCAAAAATATCTTGAAATTCTTGAATGTCGGCAAAAACTGTTGGTACGAATGCAGGACCACGCTTGGCACGCCCCACTACACCTGCTGGTGTCCCAGTGAGCACTCTATTTACTGGGGTGGGCGCTGATAAATCAATTTCCCTCATGGAAACTCTAGCTGAACCTTGTCCGGCCATAATAAATTCTCCTGTCTTTAACTTATCTTTTAATTTTTAATTATTTATCAACAGGAGTTTTTAATCAATTAATTCCAAATAAATTAAGCAAATGTCACACCACTATTAGTTACAATAAAGTCCATCGCAATAAATTCCACCACACGAGTTGGTACCACTATAATTTTACCACTCAAAATATTTTGGTCAGCTTCCACTGGATCATCATTAATCACTACTCTAAAATTCTCAATTCCACTATTTCTTTGAATATTAGATAATAATGCATTAACTTTGGTTGCAAAATCTGCACGTACTGCTGCTGAATTTGGTTCAAATAATAAACGTTGAGCATATTTTTCCACACCACGTTTAATTTCAATCATCAAACGTCTTACGTTCACACGACTCAAAGCAGTATTTGCTACTTGTAAAGTCTTTTGACCAAAAATGACATATTGATTTGATGGGAATGTTGCAATAGGATTAATCTTAGCTTCATATAAATCATCACGATCCTCAGCCTTTAATCTCACATTCACACCTTTAATACGAGAATTTAAACCATTTTCAAAACCTGCAGGTGCAAACCAAGGACGAATAACTTTAGAATTGCCTTCACTCTTAGCTAAAGCGCCTA